GGTCAACAAGTAGAAGTTGAAATTGATTTAGGAGTTGGTTGGGGTAGAGAAGAATGGGGTTCAGGGCGATGGAATTCAGCAGGTGGATTTGTATTAGCTGGAACTGGAAATATATTTTCAACTACTGGTCAATCATTAACTTCTAGTTTAAATAGTGTAACCTCTACTACAGGAACAGCTTTAATTACAGTTACTGGTCAACAAATAAATTCAGCAGTTGGTCAAGTACTATCTGATTCAAGTGTATTTCAACCAATTACTGGAATAACATCTACTACATCTATAGGTACTTATGCAATTTCTGCAGGTGGAGCTATTACTATTGTAGTTCCTGAACTTGAAATTACTACTAGTGTAGGTACTACTGCAACAGGAACAGCAAATACACTTCAAATAACTGGTCAAAATATAACATCTTCTTTATCAAATGTTACAACTGGTTCAGGTAATATAATTCCAATTGTAGGAATAAATACAAATGCTAATGTAAGTTCTGTTGTAATTAGTAGTTCAGGATTTTTCGTTATGTCTGGTCAAGAAATGATTTCTGCTTTAGCTAATATTATACCTAATTCCAATAATAATATTAATATGACTGGAATTCAAGCTAATGTAATACCGACAGATTTAAGATTTTGGGATCCTATTGTTGATAATAATACTGAAAATTGGACTAATATTTAGTGTACAAATGTGTACAAATATATATTATTTACATAAATAAATTTATAAGGTATAAATAATTATGGCTTCAACTTATACAACCAGATTAAAATTAGAAAGACAAGCTTCAGGAGAAAACTCAGGTAACTGGGGTAATCTTACAAACTATGTTTTAAATAGAATTGATAGTACAGTAAGAGGATATGTTACATTAAGTGTTGCTGGTTCAGCTAATGTAACTTTAGTATCTAATACATCTACTACAAATACAGCAGAAGCAGCTGATGATCAAGTTCACAATAAAGTAATAGAATTCACAGGAGCTTTAACAGGTGCTATTACTGTATTTACAGATGCTGTAGAAGGTGATTATACTTTATTTAATAATACAACTGGTTCACACGTTTTAAAATTTGCTAATACTGGTCATGCTTCTAATGGTGTAGCTATTACTCAAGGTCAAAAAGCATTAGTATATACAACAGGAACAACTGTGGTTGATATACTTGCTGGAGCAGGTTTAGGAAATGTATCTACAACAGGAACACAAACTTTAACAAACAAAACTTTAACTTCACCAAAAATAAATGAAAATGTAGTATTAGCTTCTACTGCAACAGAATTAAATAAATTAGACGCCTTAAGTAGAGGAAGTATTATTTATGGAAATGCAAGTGCTGCTACAGCTGTTTTAACTAAAGGTGGTGCTGGTACAGTATTAACTTCTGATGGCACAGATATATCTTGGGCTGATGCATCAGCTGGAATATCTTGGGTTACAACTCCAAAGACAGCAAACTTTACAGTAACTGCTGGTGAGGGTTATTTTATGAATTCAGGAAGTGCTCTTACAGTGAGTTTACCAGCAGGTCAAGCTGGAGCTACTTTTGCAATAGCAGATTATGCTAGAAATTTTGCAACAAATAATTTAACTATTTCTCCAAATGGTTCAGAAAAAATTGGTGGTATAGCAGAGGACGCAACATTAAATGTTGATGGTCAAGCTGCAACTTTTGTATATGTTGATGGAACAAAAGGTTGGATCAATGTTCAAAACGCAGAAGATACAGAAACAGGAACTCCTCCTTTTATTCAAGCAACAGGCGGAACAATAACTCAATCAGGAAATTTTAGAATACATACTTTTAATAGTCCAGGTACATTTCAAGTAACAAAAATAGCTACAGAATCACCAGCTCCTATATATAATATAGTAAGTTATGCAGTATCTGCAGGTGGTGGTGGATCAGGTGGATCAATTAATAATGTTCATGTTGCCGCTGGTGGTGGTGGAGGTGGTTATAGAGGTGGTAGAAACCAACCAGTAGATTCATATACAGAGAGTCCACTATGTGCTTCATCAGGATTAGCAGTTTCAGCACAATCTTATTCAATTGTAGTAGGTGCTGGTGGAGCTGCAGGTTGTGGTGTAACAAGAGGTACTAATGGAGTTAATTCAGTTTTTCAATCAATAACATCTGCAGGTGGTGGAGGTGGTGGAGCAATAGGTAGTCCAGGAGCCCCTGCGTGTAGGTCAGGAAGACCAGGAGGTTCAGGTGGTGGAGGATCTTCTCAAACAGCAGCAAATGGTGGAACAGGAAACACACCTCCCGTTAGTCCAGCACAAGGTAGTAATGGTGGAGCTGGTACTGATGCTCCGCCTGATTTAAGAGGTGGAGGTGGAGGTGGAGCAACTGCAACAGGCGGTACTGGATCACCAGCTGCAATTCAAGGTAGAGGTGGAGCAGGAGCAACAACAACTATTTCAGGAAGTTCTCTAGGTTATTCTGGTGGTGGTTCCGCAGGTGGAACTGGTGGTGGTGGACCTGGAGCAGGTGCAGCAGCTAGTCCTTGTGGATCAGGTGCAGCTGGTCAACCTAAATGTTCTCCTTTTGATGGTAATAATGCAACTGATAATAGAGGTGGTGGAGGTGGTGGAAGTGCCGCAAATCCATCAGCACCAGGAAGTCCAGGTAATTTTCCTGGAGGTAATGGTGGTTCAGGTGTAGTAATACTAAGGTATAGATTTCAATAAAATTTAAGGAGAATAATTATGGCACATTTTGCAAAAATAGGATCAAACTCAAAAGTTATTCAAGTATTAACTTTGAATAATAGTGATATGCATAACGCTGACGGTGTTGAAGATGAAACAGTTGGACAACAATATTTAGAACAACATAATAATTGGCCAGCACAAATGTGGATTCAAACATCTTACAATACATCTAAGAGCGTTCACATTAATGGTGGTACAGCATTAAGAGGAAACTATGCAAGTATTGGTTGTGAGTGGGATGAAGTTAATCAAATTTTTTGGCGTAAAAAACCTCACGCTTCTTGGGTAAAACATAATGCATCAGCTTCTTGGAAATCACCTATTGGTGATGCTCCAGAATTAACAGAAGAACAGACTTCACAAAACGAAGCAACAACTAACGCTTGGTGTTACGAGTGGAATGAATCAACTACAACTTGGGACTTGACAGATACAAAAGCATAAATTAAAAATGGTGGTGGTATGCAAAAGAAAGTATTAAGCGAACAGAGTTTATTCTATGGTGATGTGGCAATGCCTAAGTATTGGGATATTGACCGAAATAAACTAACTAACGATATTTTACAATCTACTTTTAACTCTAAAGAATTTCCATTTTCAAGAACTTGGGATATGTTAAATACATATATGCGAGATCATATTGGTCTTGAATATGATATTAATTTAATTAACAAATCAACGTGGGGAAATATCTATAAACCCAATGAGACAACAATTCCTTTATTAAATATTGATCCGGTGGATCTACAAAACTCTCCAGACTTTACATTACTCTACGGTGTAAAAGTCAAAGACTGTAATGTTAGAATACACTTTGATGACAATAGACGTAAAGGAAGAAGTTGGGATATAAAACTTAAAAATAATATGTTTATAATGTTTCCATCAACTAATATGTATTACATAACTAATAATCAGAAAGATAGTTTGAATTTTGTTCAAACAATAACTTATGAATATATCTAATTATTACTGGTATTTTAAATCAGTGATACCTCCAAAAATATGTGACGACATTATAAAGCATGGATTATCACAAGCAGAAACTATGGCTAGAACTGGTGGCTATGGTGATAAAGAATTAACTAAAGATCAAGTTAGAGATATGAAAAAAAAAAGAAACTCTGATTTAGTTTGGTTAGATGATACCTGGATTTATAAAGAACTACATCCATATATTCATATAGCTAATAAAAATGCTGGTTGGAACTTTGATTGGGATAGATCTGAATCTTGTCAATTTACAAAATATAAACACAATCAATATTATGATTGGCATTCTGATAGTTGGAATAAACCATATGATAGACCTAATAATCCAGAGCATGGTAAAATTCGAAAGCTATCTATGACGTGTCAGTTAACTGATAGCTCAGAATATAAAGGTGGAGAATTAGAATTTGATTTCAGAAACTATGATCCGCATATGAGAGAAGAAGCTAAACATTTGAAACAAGCAAAAGAGATACTTCCTAAAGGATCTATCATTGTGTTTCCATCATTTGTATGGCATAGAGTTAAACCCGTAACAAAAGGAACAAGATATTCATTGGTGATGTGGAACCTGGGATATCCATTTAAATAATATGCATATAAATAATTATTTTAACACAACAATTTGGTCTGAACAAAAACCAGATTTTGTAAAATCATTAACAAAAGCAACCAACAAATATATTAAATCTGCTAAAAATGTTTCAGAAGCCAAAGCACATATAAAAAAGTTTGGAGATTTTGGAAGATCATATCATTCAACTCCAATTATAGATGATAATGATTTTAGAGATTTTAGAGGTTATATTGGTGAAAAGTCTTGGGAGTATTTAGATCATCAA